ACCTTTGATCAATGGCATCTGCAAGTGTGAAAGATTGATCACGTACTGGAAGAGTCGTTCCAGTCTGTAAATTAGTGATACCTGTCAGACAAGACAATCCAGCAGGTGTGGTAATGAGTTCAGGCGCTATGGTTGTACCATCATTGTAAACACCGAGTGTTGAACTATTTGAAACGTATACAGTGAAAATGTCACTGTTCCATGCTGTTGTAGGATTGGAAACAAACATATCCATATACAGGGTATCGCCTTGAATAAATTGCCATACAGTTGAATTCACAGAAGGTAAGGTATAAGATGTTTTTGAGGTAGAAAATGTCTGACTACTGAGAACAGTATTTCCAATTGAATAATAGGTTCCATCCATGGTTCTGCGGTACCATCTCATGTAGAGAGAAGTACCAGTCATGCTTGTACCTGATTTTGCGAGAGTAAAGATACCTGACCATGGACCGGCCAGAATAGTGTTTCCAGCTAAATTTATTGCCCAACCTTTTCCAGTAGGTGCGGGGAGGGAAGTAGTTGCTGCTGAAACTCCTCCTTGACTTACTATTTCTACAAAATTATTCGTTCCTGAGGAAGGCATAGTTACGGTAAAGGAAGTTTCAGTTCCTCCAGAAATTCTGGACATTTGCTCTGACTGTGTGAGTCCACCAGCAGTTGAAGCGACATTTGAAGCATAAAATATAGCAGATTGGTAGAGTGATAAAGCTGCTGGAATAGTGCGTATACTGGTAAGGTTGAGTGCAAGGGAAGCTGGAATAGTTCTGGTACTTGTTCCCCATAAGGCTATCGTTGTCGGAATGGTTCTTTGATTGCCGAGCAGGGCTATCGTTGCTGGAATAGTGCGTGTTCTTGTAAGATTGAGTGAGAGGGTGGATGGAATAGTTCGAGTACTGGTATTCATTAATGCCAGAGTACTAGGAATAGTTCTTGTACTGGTTGTCACTGCTATATATCCAGGTGAAACAAGTGAAACACTGGAATAACCAAGTGTGGAACTACTCGACATATGTACGCGCATATTTGACGAAGTGCTATTACTTGTAATATTTAAAAGTACATCGGTATATAATTTATCACCTGTACTGAAGGTATTAGATGCAGCAGCACCGATGGAAGTTATTGTGTATTGTGTGTATGCTGTTGATATGACTGTTTGTCCGGTCAACGTACCTTCGGTAATAAGAGTGTACGTTCCTCCGCTTGATCTTTGATACGATCTGCAATGGATATCACAGACAAATGTGCCTGTTGCGGTTGTCTCGATTTCAACAGTCCAGGTCCAATTTCCTGAAACGAAATGATTTCCTTCGAGAGTAACCTGGTCGTCTATCCACCCGTGAGCACTTGGAGATGGTTCTGACCCTGCACCTGTTTGCGCACTTGCATTTCCAAATGACCATAACTCTATCCATCCGGTGGTGTTAGCAGTTAGATTGGTGTTCAGGTTTGTAGACGTGGCACCTGTTGATGGATTTTCAATCAACGTTTTTGCTGTTGTTGACAGCGTCGTTGAAGATGCATTCGTATTATAGAGTGTTAAACTCGTCGTCATACACTAGCCTTTACCTTGAATACAGAGAGAACCAGTATATGTTCCAGTAGTCGTTAAAACTATCTGAATCTGATCACCAAAAGCATGTGAAACTTCGTATCCATCACATGGACCAACATCTGTGGTATACGGCCAGGTAGTCGTGCTGTTGAGGTTTGCGCCCCACACCTGGAAAGAGTCTCCAAGAGGATTAATACGATTAAGTACTATTATTCCAGTAGCACTAAGCAAGGTAAGCTGAAAATCGAAAAGAAGTTCGGTGTATGTTCCAGCATTTAAGACACTCGAAGACCAATTTCCAGATTGCCCTGTAAATGTTTGTGTGAGTAGTGTTGCTGTTGCTACAGACATAAAAACTTCTCCTTAAAATCCACGATTTCCCATTCCTACACGTACTGCCTGAGATAAAGGAACACCCATAGCTGAAATAATTGCTTGACTATCAAGCATTACTGTGATATTTGCTGCTTGTGCATTTCCACCGCCTCCACCAATTGCAATAGGTGTCGTTCCTGCATTATTCTGCATCGGATAGACACTACCACCGTTTAAATTTACCAATTCTGGACCAGCCTCACCTACCATTGCCCATCCTGTATATCCCTGTACACCGGAAGCAAAAGCAGGGATGATGCTGGTAACAGTTTGTTGTATCCACTGTGCAACACCGACGAAAACGTGAACCAAGTTTTGCCCTACCCAGGAAGCTATTCCGGTAAATAGATGTACAAGACCTGACCCAACCCAGGAAGCTATGGCATCGAAAGTTTTCATTGCACCAGACACTACCCATTGAGCTATAGCGTTTATTGTTTTTTGTGCTCCTTGAATTGCCCAATTAGCCACGGCATTGATCATTTTCTCAGCACCTTGAACTATCCAATTAGCCACTGCATTAATCATCTTTTCCGCACCCTGAACAGCCCAATTTGCTACCGCATTAATCATCTTTTCTGCACCTTGAACAGCCCAATTTGCTACCGCATTAATCATTTTCTCAGCCCCCTCGACAGCCCAGTTGGCTATTGCGCTGATCATTTTTTCTGCGCCTTGAACTGCCCAACTGGCTATTGCTGTAAATGATTTTGATAGATTGTTCGCTTCCCAGGTCACATCAGCACGAAATGTATGTGAAAGACTTACTGGTTCTGTACCTGTTCCAGCAGCAGTCATAGCTCCTTTGGCATTGTGTACAAGTATGCCGTTTGCATAGTAGGTATGTGGTCCATCAGTCGTAATGTTGTATACTTGCACAATTCCAAGATGTGTAATGGCGACAAGTGTACATGTTGTGTTGTCAACCGTATAAATAAAATCACCTAGTTGAAGAGGTGTCGTGATTAGATCAGGATTTTCCTTCTTTGCACTTACGGGGGAAAGTGCTTTCCATCCATCTTTTGTTGCAATAGGGTGAGAATCTGTTGTTGTGAGCATAATACCGTTAGAAAATGATAATTTATAGACCTGTTTAGCAGGAAATAGAATACGATCTGTTATAGTTGAAATTACTTTTTCTTTCCCATCATGACTAATAACTTTTTGACCTATTTGAAGTGCTTCGATAGATTTTTTATTTCCAGTAGCTAGAAGAATGGGAGTTCCAGCAACAAAACACCCTCCAGCAAAAGAACCAACGGACCCTTGCTGTTCTTGCCCTCCTCCCAAACCAAATAAATTATTAAATGCTTGTCCAGCACCCCCAAAATTTCCCTGAAAGAGATTGCCCATCATCTGTCCAAAATTACTTGCTGATGCTTGATCCTGTTGCGATTGTGATGCCGTAGGGGTTACTCCAAGTAAGTTGTTAAGACCTTTTCCCAGATCACTAAACGCTCCACCCCAGGAACCAGGGTCCGTGAGATTAGATAACCCTCCAGGCTCGGTTATACTACTTGCTTGAACTGTTCCACCATAGGCAATACCCCGTGACGTAGGAATTGCAGTAGTCATTGGTGTATTTCCACCACCTAATGAATTAAAATAGAGTTCGTTAGCAGCAACATCGGCACTAGCTGCTGGAACAGGATACGTACTATCCCCCGCAGCTCTCATAGCAATAGCATGTTCGTAGGCGTTAGCTGGATCACTCGGTCCTGTTGTTCCTGTATAGTGCGATTGGTTCCATGCTGCTTGTGCTGTTTGTGAATCCATACCATAATAGGGACTCAGAGGATTGGTGAGATAATTACTGCCACCTGCTGTTTGATTATTGGTGTCGGCATTAAGATAAGGGGCACTTCCAGGATTCCATGGCATACTTCCACCATAAGAAGTGCTTGCGTATGGAAGAGGTTGTCCTAGTATTTTGGCAATGGTGTTAGCCATACCCTCTCCACCACTGTTAAGCCAGTTACTTCCTGCCTCTGTCAGTGCATTACCACCAGAAAAAAATCCACCAGCACTCCCAACAAATTTTGCAGCAATACCAGCGCTTATCTGAAGTGCATCTCCTATTCCACCAGCTACACCACCTACAACATCGCCTAATTGCTTCCAGGTATCTGTACCTTGATTTTGTGCTGCTGCATTGTTTGCGCCTTCTATGGATGGCAATAATCCTTGTCCCAGTCCTACAGCAAATTGATTACCAGCTTTTGTCATATTATCCCAAAGATTACTGGCCTGACTGGTATAGGAAGATGGCGAACCTGCGGAACCACCTTCTTGTGCAAGATTTGCGTTATATATCCATGACCCTATGCCGCTTGCCATCTGTGCGCCCATTTGTAGGTACATGAGAGGCCGCATAATCTGGTCAAAACCATTCATAAGGTCCCCAAATGACCCACCGATACCACCTAATGTTTCCCCTACATCACCAAATACACCTCCACTACTAAAAGCGTCACTAAATAAACCACCAGAATCTTTTACAGATTTTCCAGCTTCTTCAGCCGCACCTCCAATGGTTGCATATTGTGCAGCAACCTTTTGCGCAATACCCCCTCCACCCATCTGGTCTTGTATGTCGGACCAACTTTTTCCAATAGAATCGGAAAATGAGTTCATGTCTTGTCCGGTTTGCTGGAAGTAGGTTTGTAAATCTCCCATAGGATTAGTGCTACTACCAAGATCTTGAAATGCCTGCATATTGTCAAGTGCTCTGGCATTGCTTTCACCGATGGATTGAGAAAATTGCTCTACTGTTTGTCCTGTATTTGCGAGATGTTCCTGAATAGCAGCGTATGGTGCAGGGTCTTGCATTGCAGCCTGGAAGGCATCCATGTTGTCAAGTGTTTGTCTTTGAGTACTCGTTAGAGTACTTGCGAAATCCTGTGTTGATTGTCCTGTAGCCTGTTGGTACTCATCAAGGGATTGGTAAGGATTAGTAGTTTTTATAGCATCTTGAAACGCCTGAACATTGTTGAGTATCTGTTCGTTATCCCCGCCAATGGCATTTGCAAAATCACCAAAAGTTTGCTGTGTTGCTGCAAGATGGTCTGTAATAACACCCATGGGATCAGAGCTTTGTATGGCTTCATTAAATGCTGCCATGTTGTCAGCGAATGTTTTTGGTCCTGTCGCACTGCCTAATTCTTCAGCACCCTTCGTGGCTTCTCCCAGATAGCTATTGAGCAGAGAAAGTTGATCCGGGTTTACTGCATTTCGGAGCAGGTCAATTTTTTCTGATCCGACTGATGTTGCAAAATTATCCCATGCCTCTTGTGTCTTTCCTATAGAGTTTTCAAGTGCGGAAACTGGTTGGGATGATGTTAAGGCTGACTGAAGGAGTATGTCTGATGCACTTGGTGGAACCAGACTTCCAAGAGAAGCTGCTGCACTTTCAGAAGGTGCAAATGTTCCTGTTCCCGTTGAAGCCATAGTTGCTTCTCTGGCTTGCTGCATTGCTTGCATGTATGCAGGGTCAGCAGTAAGTGCATCCTGTAGTCTTTGTGCATTTTCTGGTCCAATGATCTGGGAAAACTGCTCAAGATTCAGACCTGTATCATTGAGATACTGTGAAAGTGCTTGAAATGGTTTTGGATTTGCTATGGTATCTTGGAAAGCGACAACGTTATGTAACGCATCCATATTTGTGTTACCAAGCGTTGAAGCAAAATCAGCAAATGTCTGCCCCGTGGAACTTGCATATTCCTTCAGGTTTCCGAATGTATCTGGTCCTGTTATGGCATCTTGAAAAGCAATCATATTGCCTACTACAGTCGCATTATCGTCTCCTATAGAACTGTAGAAAGCACCAAGTGTCTGATTTGTGTCTGAAAGATAGCTTTTCAGGGCATTAAATGCTTGAGGTTTTGATATAATATCCTGAAAAGCAGCTATGTTTTCTGTTGCTGTTGGTATATAGGAAAGTGTTCCCTCTACTGTATTACCACTTAAATTTTCAGTGAGTTGTGCCACCGGGTTGATGGCTGCTGTTGCTTCCTGAGCAAGTTGTCTTACGGCGGGGGCAGCTTCTTGCGCATTTTCTGAAAATTGTGTGAGAAGTGGAGTTGCATCATTTAAAACCTCTTGTACATTCGTCAGACCAGTTCCAGCACTCTCAATCTGTCCTGCCATTGTCTGAGCATTTTCAGCGATTTGTCTTATAGGGGCTGCTGTTGCCTCCAATAATGGAACAGCTTTTTCCACTGCTGGATTGAGCTGTGCATACGCCTCCCCCGCCCCCTCGATAGCATTGGTATGGTCTTGAAGTTCTCCAGTAAGTTCAGAAACAATTGTTTTTCCTGCTTCAAGAGGTTCTTTCAGTGCATCTAGATTTTCTCCAAGCGGTATTATAGCTTTTGACGCATCTTCCGCACTAGCTGCTATCGCATCAAGAGCATCACTAGCACCAGCACCACTTCCAATATTTCTCGCTAGAGCATCTAAACCTTCAAGCTTTTCTTTTGCTTTTTCAGTTCCATCATCAGTAAATTCTATGGAAACTTCTGCTTTTACTTCTCCCGCGTCAGAAATAGTAGTCACCCCCTTCCTAGCCTTGTAGTATTTCCGTACCCTTCTGTACAGGATTTTTGGATACGGTTCTGGTAGTGGTAAATCCTCGAAATTTTTCCGAAAATTCAGGTGCAGTAGTATCTACTACCTCTTCATCATCAGTATCAGTAGCTTTCTTCTTTGTAGTAAAGGACTGTACAATGGCATAAGACATCCAGTTAGCACGTATTTCGTCATCCATGCGCAAGTATTCAAACCATCCCGTAAGCTCTGCTCCGTTCGGCATATTATCTAGAAGGTCCTGCACATGTTGGTAGTGCAACCGTTCAGTAAGCCGGTAGGTATAATATAGCTCCGGGCGTTCTAGTTTTTTCTTGTACGCTCCGTATCGCTATTGAGCATGCCTGAAAGACGAAGTATGGCAAGTGCCAATCGTTCAATAGCAGCACCATCATGTTCACGCATAAGTATGTCCTTATGGCTTTCCCGAAAAACTTTATGTCCAGTTGCCGGATTATAGCATCCAGCCATAACGATCATGTGGAAAACACGACGGTAGTCAGTACGTTTTGTTTTTTCATCGTATGCTGTAAGCTGTATTTCAATACGAGTTTCCGCATTGAGAGCGCGACAAAGAATTTTTACATTCCATTCTGGAATTTCAACAAGTTCCTCGGCTGGTTTTTTATCGAGAATATACTTCAAAAATGCCTGGTCGTCGTCAAATGTTTTCCATTCATGACCATTGAATGAAGCCTGTTCTTTTGTTGTATCGAGTTCCACTGTTCCACTCATCTACTTTTCCTTACTGCTGAATAACGGTTGTCGTGCTGAATGTATTGGATGTTACCAGGTATACAGGACCAGTCGCCTGAAAATTGACACTCTGCTTGTCTACATCATTGGAAGCAATGGTATTTGAAATGCTTGTCGGCAGAGCATAGAACTGCCATCTCTGACCACCTGTCTCGTAAAACCAGAGCTGGCAAACGATAATCCCACCTGAAATGTTAATCGTGCCAACTCCACTGGTGATCATTTCATTTAGAATTCTGGCATCGTAACGAAAGCAGTCTACCGAAAAAGTCATATCTTTTATCGTTGATAAGTGCTGTGCCCAACTTCCACTTGCCTGGAATGGTGTCACATCTTTTGTGGTCATTTTTGCTTGCATTTTCCATGCATGAGAACCATCAAGTGCAGACAAAGTAAAATAACTTCCTGCATTTATTCTCGTAAAATTGTTTGTTCCAGGTACTCTTGCGGTAGTAAAAATGATCTCACCAACAGGCCAGTAAAATGTGTAGTCCGTTACAGTTGCCCATCCACTGCTCCCATTTGGGCTATTTTGAACCACAAATGACTGCGTTGAATCCCATGCCTGATGAGTGTTTGAAAAGTAGTGAATATGATCACCACTGTCAGTACAGTTCTCAGGTGAGCCAAGGGCAGTCGGGGGGGATGTAGAGGTCCATACATCCCCATTTACACCAGCTATCGCACTCACACATTTTCTCCACTTCTAGCTGTATGTTAATGCGCCACTTCCAGTAAATGAGAAATCTACTGTTTCTGCATTTTGCACGTCAATACTTGGATCGATGCCAGAAAGTATGGCAGTACCTGTAAATCCATGTGGTGTATTACTGACATTCAGAGTCAAACTTACAGATGAACCTATCAGGGCAAAGAGGTTTGTTTGGGCAGTGTCAGCGCTATCTAAAAAGCAAGAAACTTTTGCTGTCCAGCTTTTAATCGTGGTGATATTAATAGCCCAACTACCACTCGCTCCGAAAGGAGTTACGTCCTTTGTTGCACCTTTTATAGACAAAGTCCATTTAGATGAATCTGTAAATGCTGTTGAAGCTTCAGAAACATTTGCTCCAATTCCTGCTAATGCAGCCATTTGCTTTTACTCCCTTTTTCAAGGTGTATGGCACTAAAAAAGCCATACCTGAACAAAATTCATGTATGGCTCTCAATGGCTCCAGTTGTTATTTCCTATTTATTTGTTAGTTATGCTGTATTTCTGACCAGGGAATATGGTGTTCCATATGGCAGTCACGGCACCAGCACCATAACCCCCCTGGAACGGTGGCTAATTGACGAATACCTGGTGTATCAATGCGTGCAAGCAGTTTTCCTGATTTCTTACAGAAAAGTGGGGTACGCTCTGCTACTTTGTTATGTTGTGCGTTCATCATCATATCCTAAGCATCATCTAAAAACTTCGAAAGGTATTCGAGAATATGCTCTTCAATAAACTCTACAGCTTTATTCGTCATAAAGTGTCCTGGTACGTGAGATCTTTTCTTTGCAGGTCTATATCCGTGTTTCGTATTCCATCCTTTTGGACTCATATGACCTTCATCCACGAAAGGGTAATATTTTACAGCATTATTTAATGTGAATGACATACCAGATACTTTATAGCCACTTCCTCCAGACAGCCTCCCACTTCTTCTAGGAGTAGCAGCTCGCCATGCATCGTTTGTATCACTTGCAAGACGTTCTGTCTGCTTAATTACCCCTTGTATAGCCTTCTCGTGGATAGCATCCAGATTTGCCAGCACAGTTTCCAGATTGATAATTTTGACGATAATCCGTATGCCCATGCTACTCCCCCGTGATCGTCTCTTCTATCAACTTTTTAAGCTGTTCGGAAGGTAAAGAAAGAGCATAGAGTGCTCCACAGATAAGATGATCATGGATATAGATCATGAGTACTTCATCTTCTCCAGGCAACACGTCAAAATCTGGATAACCTATCTGGTCTAATTTTTCAGCAAGTTCCTGCTCCATATATTAGCTTCCCTTTGCCATAATGCGGTACTCTCCACCAGTTACATTCCACTTTGCACCATCTACCCATTCATCAGTGCTTATGGACTGTTCCCGGAAACTTGCTAGAATTACTCCTCCTGTTACTGCGGTTTGTGTTTCGACTGTAAGAAGCACATCCATACGAGTTGCTGCATCCCAAATCGTCTGTATACTTGCAAAAGGACCGGTGACAATCGCATGGAAGCGTAAATCAGCATAGGCCCTTCCTCCACCAAA